GTACAATGTCGAATAACAGTAGCACATAGAAGCCGACGAAGTATAGGCAAAAACGAATGATAACAAAGCCAATAAAAAGAAACATAAGTGAAGTAATATAACTGATATATAGTGTATTACGCTTATTTCTTTCTTATTCTTTGATTTCCTTATATTTGATGTTTTAGGTGCAAATTTGTTGCAGATTTGTTGCGCATTCTCAGAAATTTGATATAACTTTGCATCAAAATCAGATGCTTGAGGCACTGCCGAAAGCAAATCAAAACAAATAAAAACAGACAAATATGGGAAGACCCAAGAAAGCATTAAAAGTAAAAGAGCCGATAAGGCTCAGGGAGCGCAAGCTTGCTAACGGCAACCTTGGGCTCTATCTCGACATCTATGTAAAAGGTACGCGCAAGTATGAATCGTTAGGGTTGTATCTCATCCCTGAGAAGACTCCACTGGACAAGCAGATGAATATCCACACCCGACAGGTGGCGGAGAAAATCAAGGCAGACCGTATCATTGCATTGCAGGAGCGAGGCATCAAACAGTACGAGAAAATTAAGCAGTCGAACATGTCTTTGCTCGACTGGCTGCGCAAGTACGAACAGGAGAATTTCGGATTCCGTCCATCGACTTTGAAAGGTCGTGTAGATATGAGGAAGAAAGTGGAGGAATATCTGGAACAGCAAAAGACACCTTATATTTCCATGAGCGAGGTGGATGCTGACTTCTGTCGTGGCTTCCTCCGATTCCTTGCAACAGCAAAGAACAGCGTTTGTACTATCAATGAGAGGACTATATCTCCAGGATGTGCCCACCATCATCAAGCCGTCTTTAATGGAGCATTGAACAAGGCTGTGCGAGAAGGGTTGCTGACGGCAAATCCGATGAAAAGCCTTGACCGTAAAGAGAAGTTCCAGCCTTCCCCAGAGGACAGGGAGTTCCTGACCATTGAGGAACTGCGCTCATTGATGGCTTTGCCGTGTTCCAATGAGCAGGTGAAGAAAGCGTTTGTCTTCTCCTGCTTCACTGGCTTGCGATTGAGCGATGCACGCACACTGACATGGCGCAAGGTCTATAAGACTCCTGATGGCAAGACCCTCTACATCCATGTGTTCATGCAGAAGACGCAGAAACCGAATAATATTCCCTTGTCGCAGGAAGCACTGAGCTGCATACAGGCGAAGGATAATTTGGATGAGCCTATATTTACCTTACCAGCCAGTGATGCGACCATCAACTATCATGTTAAGAAGTTGGTAAAGGCAGCAGGGATAGAGAAGAAGGTCTCTTTCCACTGCAGCCGCCACACCTTCGCCACCATGATGCTTACTCTCGGAGTGGACATATACACGACGAGTAAGCTGCTTGGTCATGCCAATGTGACTACAACAGCCATCTATGCAAAAATCGTGGACAAGAAGAAAGTGGATGCAATGAACCTTGTCAACGACCTATTTACAAAGGATGATAATACCGAAAACTATGAAGATAGAACTACGCAGCCGCAAGCATAAGAGTGGCAACACGACCCTATATCTGGAGTTCTATGAAAAGGGAGGAAAGCGTCAGTATGAATCGCTGAACCTCTACCTTATTCCAGAAAAGACAGATAACGACCGCAGGGTAAACGAAGCCACGCTGAAAAAGGCATTGAAGATAAAGTCTGAGAGAATACTGGGCATTTGCAGCAAACCAGAGGGAAAGGATGTATCTACACCTGCTACTGAGCTTTCAAAATGGATGGATGAATACCTACTCCACCTTCAAAAGGGAGAAAGATACTCGCTTGCATATCAGAAGCATATGCGGAGCACTGTCAACATCGTCAAGTCGTATCTGACTCACATCCACCGTCCCAGTCTCATGATGGACAAGGTGGACAAGTCCTTCTACAAGAACTTTCTCACATATATCAAGGATGTGTACCGAAACATGAAGTCTCCCAATCGTCCGAAGCCATTGTCGCCCAAAACAATGCTGCTGATACAGACCGATGTCAACTCTATGCTGAAATATGCGGTGGAACAAGGCGTGTTACAGAAGCATCCGTTCTATGAACTGGAAAAGCGAGAGACCTTTGTGAAGACACCAAGCGACAGGGACTATCTTACCGTAGAAGAGTTGAAACGCATATCGGAAGTTGAAACTGGCAGTCCTGTTACGAAGCAGACATTTATGTTCTGCTGCTTTACAGGTTTGCGCCATAGCGACTTGCTGCAACTGTATTGGCGAGACATCCGAGAGACAGAGGATGGGCTACAAGTGTATGTCCAATCCATGCAGAAGACGAAGAAATCTGCGGTAATCCCTTTGGGGAGGCAGGCTTTGGAATGGATGCCGGAACGTGGCACCGCCTCACTTGATGACAGGGTGTTCACACATATCCCCCTTCTCTGCAATGCCGACCGTGCCTTGAAGCGTATGACAACTAAAGCAGGAATAGACAAATCCATTTCCTTCCATTGCAGCCGTCACACCTTCGCCACCCTCATCCTGACAGCAGGAAGTGACATCTACACCACAAGTGAGATGTTGGGGCATACCAACATCCACACCACGGAAATCTATGCCGATGTGGTCATGGAAAAGAAAGTCGATGCGGTTAATATGCTTAACGGCATCTTCTGATTTCACAAGAAGTGTTCTATGTGCGAGCCATAATAAGGGTTCGTGCTTGGAACGCTTCTTTTCCCTCTTGTTGATAAAAATATGTTTATGATGTATGGGATTATTAGGCAAAAACACATACAAAAGGAGTTTTTTCTTCGTCAATCGGTAGAAACACAACCAGAAAGTTGTATTATTCATTGTTTTTGTGTAATTTTGCACCCGTAAAATAAGATGCAGGATTATCTTCATGAACACAACGATTGACAATAG